CGGTAGAGTATCTTGTACAAAGGGTGGTCCCTGGCTTGCTCTTTGCCTTCCTCCGTGTACCGCTAGAGGTGCAGCGGCAGCCCTGCCACGGTCTCGGCAAGGAGCCGCACACAGGCGTAGACCGTTGCGATCTGCATCGCGCTCTTCTCGTCGACGCGCTCACCAGAGTCCGCCTTTCCAAACACAAAAAGCTGGCCTGAGTCTCGAACATTATCTGTAATCGCAGGTAGCGCCGGTGCGTCCCTGGGGCTAAGACCCAGCCATTCTAAAAATCCCATTTTTCCTTCCTCCATGTATATAAAAAGGCCGCCCGATTGGAACCGGGTGACCCTGAAGCATTTCACGATATAAGCATATCAAATATCTCAAGGAGAATCTTATCCAATATTGGACATCAAAAGACCAGAAGCCCGCGTTCATCATAGACACTCCCGGCATTCTCGTGCCGAATACAACGATCAAGTGCCATGATGGCAGCCACTATTCCGTCGATTTTCTCCGGTGACTTTGCCTTGGTGCATTTGATATTCCCGGCTGGATCTGTATCAACCACTACGTTCCCACTCATCCACCGCATGACTGGATGACCTCCATGAATGATCCGTCCTTCCATAAGAAGTTTGTAAAACTCTTTCGTCGGAGGACTCATATCCTTATAGCCTTGGCCAAAGGGCACGACTGTGAAACCCATGCCCTCAAGGTCCTGTGTCATCTGCACAGCTCCCCACCGGTCAAAGGCGATCTCTAGGATGTGGTACTGTGTTCCAAGGTCCTCGATGAACTTTTCGATGAAGCCGTAATGAATCACATTTCCTTCAGTCGCCATGAGATATCCCTGCTGATGCCAGACGTCATAGGGGACCGACGCTCTGCGCACTCGGATCGGGATGGTATCCTCCGGTATCCAGAAAAAGGGCAGCATCACGTACTTCTCCGTCTCGTCCCTCGGCGGGAACATGAGCACAAAAGCCGTGATATCGCCAGTACTGGAAAGATCCAGCCCCCCGTAGCAGTCCCTGCCTTCGAGCGACTTCATGTCAATCGGCACATTTCCTAAATCGTAGATCTGCTCCGGGATAAACCGCGTGAGTGACGAGACCCACATGTTAAGTCGTAGCTGCTTGAAGACGTTCTCTTCTGCCGGATTGTCAATGGCCTCCTGGAACATCTCCCGGACACGCTCGATCTGAATGGTCTGTCCTAGTGACGGGTTTGCCTTGTACCAGTTAGCCTCATCCGTCCAATCCTCATCATCGGCAAGTCCATACACCACAGGGTAAAAAGTATGGTCAATCTTCCGGCCGTTTAAGATGTCCAGCGCTTTGGAGTGCAGCTCATAACAGATCGATTCCTTGTCTGTTCCTGCTGTCGTGATGAGGAAGTACAGTGGCTGCTCTCTGGCGTCGCCCGATCCTTTGGTTAATACATCATATAGTTTCCTATTTGGCTGCGCATGAACCTCGTCCAGGACCAGACCTGAGACGTTGAGGCCATGCTTAGTCCCTACTTCCGCGGAAAGCACCTGGTAGAAACCGGCATTGCTGTAATTGACAAGTCGCTTTGTTGCAGCCGCAATCTTGGACCTTTTGAGCAGGGCAGGTGCTTTCTCCACCATGCGCTTAGCGACATCGAAAACAATGGATGCTTGTTGCCGATCCGCTGCTGCGCCATACACTTCGGCTGATGGTTCTCCGTCCGCATAGAGAAGGTAGAGAGCTACTGCCGCGGCAAGTTCTGACTTCCCATTCTTCTTCCCTATCTCAATGTAGGCTGTCCGGAACTGCCGGTGACCGTTCTCATCGACGACTCCGAAGATATCCCGGATGATCTGCTCCTGCCAAGGCAAAAGCCAGAAGGGCTTTCCATCCCACTTGCCCTTGGTGTGTTTCAGGTTCTCGATAAACATAACGGCTCGGTCTGCTTTCTTCTTGTCATAGTGAGAAGTTTCTAGCATGAAACGGGTCGGCTTATAATTTTTTAGTTTCGGATAATTCGCAGGGCGCTGCTGTCCCATCACGCATCACCTCCCAGGAGGGCTTCGAGCTCATCCTCAGAGCCTTTTCCGGAAGTGTCTGCCACAATGCGTGATCTGGCTGCCGGTGTCAGACCGAACTGCTCAGCCAAACGGTTCATGAGCTTCAGGTAGGTCTGCGCAATCGACACCTGCGGAACTTGCTGCCAGTATCCCGAAGGCGTCTTCACGATGGTGCCGTGCTGCGTGATGAACTCCTCGGCTTCCTTCCAGCGTGCATAAGCCTGACAGTAACCGGCAAAAGCAGCCATATCGACCTCGGTCAGGATACCCAAAGCTTCCATCTTCTTTGCAAGACGACGCCACTCCTTCCTAGCCTCCGGCTCCAGCCACTTAGGACAGGAGGGTGCCTTCTTCAGTGGCCTTGGCTCATTAGTATTCAGTTTTCTCTTGCCCGGGTTCCCCTCCAGCTCCTTGATAGCTGTCGGTGTGGGCTTTCTGCCTCTGGTCGCCATACGGCATCTCCTCCTTCCATGCAAAACAAAAAAGACCCCGTAGGGTCTTGCACATCTATGTAAACGAGTAAAAGGCCTTGCGGCCTCTCTCTCGGTGTTTTTTAAAGGTTGATCCGCTCTCCGGTCAGGATGTTGACCACCGTCTGTCCTTTTCCAAAGGCTGCTCTCATCTCGTCTTTTTCTTCCTCGGTTGCCGGTCTGGCGTTGTTCCTCAGGGCTGTAAGTTCCTGGCTAACCGCCTCGCTTCTTGCTTCTTTTGTGGCTTCAAGGTCGATCCGGTCTGTGATGTAGCTTACCTTCTCGGCCAGGTCGCTCATCAGGATGCGGCCGATTGCGTTCCTTGCAATGCCCTTCTCGTCAATCGTGATCTTGCCGCTTTCCAGGTCCTTCTCGATTCTCGCCAGTTCCTTCTCTGCTTCCTTCTTCCAAAATGCTCCAAGGGCTCCGCTAAGTTCTCTTTCAAATCTTGTCATCTTCTTAATCCTCCGTTTTTCTTGTGTGTTTTCCCTTTCGGTAGTCTATATATCACTCTAAAGCACATATATATCCACTTCTTTCGGAGGTATAATCTACACAAAGATACAAGCCGGAGATTGTGTATATTTGTAACGAGCAAAAGGCCCTCGCTGGGCCTCCTGCCGGGTTCCTTTCTTACTCGTTCAGCAGGTATCGGTAGGTTCCTTTCGGATTCTGTGTGGTTTGCTCGTCATCCAGGAGCCGGAGGGTGGCGTTGAATCGGCGCTTCAGTTCCTTCTTTATGAGGCGCTGGGCTGTCTCCCGGTCCTCCTTGTTGATCCGCTTCGCCTCCCAGGCGTAAGCCTCGATCAGTTCCTCCGTGGTCCAAAGTCTATAATCGCAAATCCCTTCTAATCTCGCCCTGCTTGCCATGTTCTTGTCCTCCCTTTACTCAAATGGTAATGGCTCGTTGTCCATCCAGCTCTCTGTGTTTTCCTGCTCCATCCTCTTGATGTCCTCTTCGTCCGGCTGCGGTTCCCAGTAGCGGTTGGGAAGGTCGTGTCTGTCGACTGTAAGTTCTTTTCTCTGGTCCATGATGCCCTCCTTACTGCTGCATCGCCCAGGCGATGGCGTGTCCGTCGTCGGTGAACTCTACCTCGCTGGCGGCTCTCAGCCCGATGGTTCCTTCGCAGGAAGTGTCGTCGCTCAGGAATTCGTAGGTGGCTCCGAAGTAGCTCGGCTTACCTTTGCCGCTCCAGTAGTGCCCTGCCAGCAGGATCTTGTCTCCGAAGGTCAGGACCTTGCTAAAGCGGCATTCGAGGTCTTCCGGGGTGGTCGGGTTTGGCAGGCGGTAGGTTCTTGCTGCTTTTTCAATCGTCATGGTTTGCATCCTCCTTTTCTTTCGGTAGTCTATATATCACTCTAAAGCACATATATATCCACTACTTTCGAAGGCATGAACTACACAAAAAAGTGTGCCAGAAACTGTGTATTTTAGAAGCCGTAGAAGCCAGGTCCATTGGACCAGCGTGTCTTCTCCTTTATTCTGTTTTTCCGGTCATGATGAAGTACACGTACTCCTTGGTGTGATCGATGAGAAAGATCACCAGCTCGTAGTAGCCTTCCCGGTTGGCGATCTGCTGGACCATCGGAACATCAAACATGTTGGTCTCCCCGGTCGCCCGAATCGCTAAGATCTGCTCCTTCACTGTCTCTGTGAACTCTCCAACAAGGACTCGCACCTGATCGGGGCCGTAGGCGACGTTCAGGCTGCTGCCATTGTCCCAGGCAACGAGAATGCTTCCCACATCGTCGACGCCCTGGACGGTTCCCTTCGTCCCCACCGGTGGAGCCTGAGGATCATCCATCCGCACAAGCTCCACTCTCGTTCCCTCGGGATACTCACTTCGCAGTTGTTCCACTATCTCTTTTCTTGGTATCTTCATTGCTTTCTCCTTTCTGAAGGAAATACCCTTCTACTGCCTTAAGCCCGCCGGCGGCGGGTAAAGGCGGCAGGAGGCTGTTCCCTTCTTAGGAGGCTCTCCCGTTCCGGAAGGCTGTGTCGCCTTCAAGGTTCCTTGTAAGAACCAGGCGGGCTGTTTCGAACTCGTCCCCGATAAAGCCCAGGCGGAGGAGCCAAGTCCGCATCGCGTATTTGGGGTTTTCTGTCTGCTGAGGCTTTGCGCTTGCAGTCTTTACCTGCTTGGCCATCTGGCTAAGGGCCAGGCAAAGCTGAATGTAGCTCTTAAGCTCGCCTGCGTGGAGGCCGTTCCGCTTTCCGCCTTCCGGGTTTGCGAACTGGAAGAGGCGGAACTCGATGGTGCCTTTTGTGAAGGTCGCGTGGAGGTTCAGCATGTGGTAGCGGCTGTCGTTGTAGTGGCGGGTCC